GGGCAGCACTGCGGCCGTGATGGTCAACTCGGCGCCAGCGGTGTATGCGGGATCGGTGATGGTCAGCACGCCGGCGACGAACGTCCAGCCGGTGAGGGTGGTGGTGCCCGTCTTGACGGTGAGGGTGGCCGTTGCCCAGGGAGTGGTGACCGGGGATGCCGTCATGGTCGTCCACGTCTCGGTGTAGTCGGCCCAGCGACGACGCAGGACAAGCGACTCCATCACCTGCGTGGTTGCCGGGATGTAGACGGTGGACAGCTCGTCGTCGCGGTCGGGGTTCTGGCCGTCCTTCCAGCCCAGCGCCGAGCGCGCCTGTGCGAGCGTCAGAATGTCGGCCATCACACCCCCTGCTCTAGGAACCGGTCCTCGGTGAGAAGCGCCGACTTGTGGTGGCCGATCTTCGCCCGCGTATCGACGTGGATCGGGTAGCCGAGTTGGCCGGCGCGCAGGCAGAACGTGATGTCCTCACCCACCGGCTTGTCGCCGAGCTGGGTCTCCTGGAACCACGGGAACGCCTCGTTGAAACCGTGCGCCCGCATCCGCTCCAGCACCGTGCGGTGAATCAGGATGAACGCGGCGCCGGTCGCGGCACACTGAACCACCGCATCCCGCGGATAGTCCTCCACGCGGTAGGTGGTGAGTGCGCCGTCCAGCTTCACGAACTGGTAGATGGTGGGAACGAGCCTGTCGTTCGCCATGCCGAAGCACAGGCCGCCGACTATCGGTCGGGTTTCCGGGTCGGCGGTGGAGAGCAGCAGGTCGAAGGCTTGCGGCTCCCACTGCATGTCGGCGTCGATCCACAGCAGCCAATCGCCGACCGTGCGGCCGTCCGCGGTGCGGGCGTCGAGAAACCGGGCGGTGACCGTGTTGCGGGCGGCCGACACGTTCGCCGACGACCATTCCTGCATGATGTTGACAATCCGGCGGCGAGGCCGGTTGACGTCGGCCAGCATGGTCACCATCAGCGACTCGGTGAAGTAGCTGGAGACCTGGCCGGGATGAATGTAGGCGAGCACCACGCCGGGAATGTGACCGGGGCCGGTGGTCGGCTTCGTGGTGGTTCGAGGTTTGCGCGCCACTATCGGCAGCCTCTCTGTGTGGGAGTCCTCTGCTAGCTGGGGTAGGCGAAGGCCCCGGACCACAGAGGGAGTCCGGGGCCTTCTCGACGGTTGCTTAGGCCGTCTGCCCGTGCATCACGCCTTGAGCAGGCGGAACGCGTTCACGTCGGACACATCCGAGCCGACGCGCTTGTAGGCGACCAGGCCGCGCTGACCGGTGGGGACACCGCTGGAGTTGGTCACGTTCGGGATCATCTCCACGTTGACGCCGAGCCGGTCGTAGACGATGAACTGGGAGAAGTCACCCAGCACCGCCAGGATGTTGCCCGACGTGGTGGTCGAAGTCACCGTGGACGCCCGGACCACCGGGGATGCCAGAATCTGGTTCTGGTTGGTCATGTCGATGATCTTGCCGCCGGCCGTGCCGAAGGTCTGCTGAGCCACCGACAGGTAGGTGACCTTGTTCATCACCCACGTGGCGCTGTCCTCGTAGCGGGACGGCAGCGCGTTGAACAGCGCCAGGGTGTCCACACCCGAGGTCGAGTTGAACGTGCCCCGCGTGGTGCAGGTCACCAGCGAACCGGCGGTGCCGGACACGGCGGTGATGACACCCTTAGGCGCCTCCGAACCGGAGCCCGACACGAACGCGGCACCCTCGGCCATGTCGATCGCCTCACCGATCAGACCGGGCAGCTGCTGGAGCAGATTCGAGTCCTGGAAGATCTCGTAGCTGCCAGTCACGTACGCGGTCAGCATGGCCGCGTCGACCTGCACCGCGCCAGTGGTGGGCGAGCCATCGGTGAACGCCGACGCCTCCGCCTTCCACGCGGTGGTGACGTTGCCGACCGTGACACCGTTCCACTTGTCCTGCGTGCCCGACACGACGCGGGCGATGTTGCGGATCGGGTTCTTCGTCAGCGTGCCGGTCTTGATCAGCGTCGGGTCCAGCAGGGTCGGCAGCGCGTAGCCACCGTTGGTGCTGGTCAGCGACATGGAGGCACGGACAGCCTCCGCCTCGGCCTGCGACAGCACCGGGGCGTTGCCCTTCGCGGCAGACCGCAGCCACGACTTGAACGCCGAGCGATACTCGGCCGAGCCGTGCACCAGCACGTAGCGGGCCAGCGACTCGGCGTCGGCGTGCTCGCCGTGGACGTACCCCTCGAGCAGTTCCGCGACACCCTCGGCGCCGCGCACCTTGTCGGGGTCGAACGCGGCACGCGCCCGGTCGGTCAGGGCGTCACCGGTCAGCGAGCGGACCTCGTCCAAGTCGAACAGGTTCGAGCGGGTCGGCGCAACCTGCACGCTGCCCCAACGGGCACGCTGCTCGGCACGCTCAGCCGCCGACCGCGCAGCGGCCTCGGCCTTGGCGATGTTGCCTCGAATCTCGTCGGCCTCGGACTTCAGGGTGTCCCAGCGGGTCTGCTGGTCTTCGTTGAGGGCGGCTTCGCCGGCCTCGGTGTCGATGGCGCGCAGTTCGTCGGTCTCGATCTCTTCGAGCCGTGCGCGCATCACGTCGATATTGACGGTCATGCGGGATTCCTTTCGGGAAGGTGGTTGAGCTGTCGGCGTCGTTCGCCGGCAGACAGGCCCCCCGAGTGGCGTACAGCCGGCTCGGTCGTGGCGGGTTCCGCGGCTGCCGCCGTGGTCGCAGTGCCTGCCGGCGGCTGCTCGTCACGGTGGAGTGCGATCATGGATTCGCGGGAGCGCTTCAGCTCATCGACCCGCTCGGGGTCGCGGGAGCGCATTTCCGCGTAGTACTCGTCCGTCATCGAACGAACGCCGGAAGTTGCCTCCGGATTGGCTGGGAAGGTGACCGGGCCGAACTCGAACAGCCGGGCCTCCTTGATGGTCCGCTCCGGCAGCCCCTTCGGGTTGTAGTCCGAGCGCGCCGGGGTCTGGTTCCACTCGTCCTTGACCACCCGCATCCGCATCGACGACCCGTACACGCCAGCCTTCAGGCCCGGCAGCAGGTCGCGGTTGTATGAGGTGTCGAACATGCGCACCTCACCGACCGGGGTGTCATCGTCCTCGCGCAGGTCCTCGATGGTGCCGAGCACCTTGTTGCCGATGGTCGGGTCATAGCCATGGTCAAACAGCACCTTGACCTGACCCCGCGACTCGGAGATGGTCTTGGCGAACGAGCCGACGTCGGTGCGCTCCATGAAGTTCCCCTCGAAGAACGAGTGGATTTCATACCACTCGCCGAACTTCGAGAAGCGGACTTCGAGCAGCGGCTGGCCGTCTGCATCATCCTTGGCGGAAGCCGCACGGGGGACGGCCCGAACGATCTCAAGATTGGGCAGCGTTTCCACTGGTCACCCCCTGTGTGTTGGGTCGCCGATCGTCAATGTCGGCGACGGGTGGCATGTTCTCGATTTCGCGGACTTCGCTCGGCAGCATCCATCCGCCATCGAGAGCCAGCTTGTGCGCCTGGTAGCGGGCGAGGGTGACCGCTTCGAGCAGCGCCTCACGGTTCAGTTCGACCTTCTGCGTAGACGGAGGGAGTAGCGCGGACAGAACACGCTCGACGCGCCGCACCCACTTGTTCAGCGAGTAGACGAGAAGGTCCTGGCGGCGGTCCACCACGTTCGCGTAGGTCATCGACCCGCCCGTTTCGTAGCCCAGAATCTCGGCATAGCCAGGGCCGAACATGCGTGCGCACTGCGCCTCCGAGAAGCGCTGGGTTTCGAGGAACTGCGACTCGTTGGGGGAGACCTGCAACGGCTTGTAGTCCCAGCCCTCACCCAGCACCAAGGGATCGCGGTTACCGCGCGCCACCTCCTTGAGACGTTCCTTCGCCTGCTCGGCGTTCACGGTCGTCAGCGGCGACTTGTTGACCAGCATCCCGGACGGGTGGGCGCCGTCCCGGAACCATTGGTCACCGAACTGGGCCGAGCGCAACGACACACCAATGGAGGTGGCGTGTGCCTCAACCACCGATTGGCCGAGAAGGAAGCCGGGCTGTGGGTACACGCGGGTATGCCAGAAGGCCGCCAGTTGCTGGCCCTCCAGCCGCTGGCCCTTGTGGTACCACTGGACCTCGCCGTTCACTTCCTGCGCGGTCACATTGGTCGGGGACAGCAGTTCGACAGTCTTGGGCCGGCCGAAACGCGCATCCCACGACGCGGCGAACCCATAGCCGTTGC